TGTCTTCACTGTCCACTACACCGTGGACGCCAAAGACGACACCTATTCCGCTGGCGCCTATGGCTCTGTTGGCCTAGAGCGCCCCGAGACCAGCATGATCCCCTTTGCGGATCTGACCCCCGAGATCGTGATCGGCTGGGTCAAGGAGAAGTTTGGCGATGAAAAGGTGCTGGAGATTGAGGAGGCACTGCAGTCGCAGATCGAGGAGCAGCGTCACCCCAGCAAAGCGTCTGGCCTGCCTTGGGCTGCAGCACCTGCAGCTGCTTAGTGCAGCCGTCTAGCTCGCAGGCGGTGTGCTAGCAATGTGGTGGGCCAGCGCGGGTGCAACCGCCTGACCCGTGATCAGATCCACTGTGAATGGACCCGATGGCCGGAGCCTATCGCGCAGGAACCACTGCGCCCGCTTGCGAGCAGACACTTTCTCAAGCCTGGGAGCTGTTCAAGGCAGAGCGCAGCGTGTCGCTCTGCCCCACCAGCCTCACCAGCGACTACGCCCAAGTCAGCAAATGGCTGGCGCGTTGCCCGATCCAGGAGTTCGCTGAAGGCCGGCGCGTGTTGACCTGGCTGCTGCAGCAGAAGCCGGAGAAGGCTGCGCGGCGTGTCTGCATGTATGTGCGCAGCTTGTACCGCTGGGCCGCTGCAGAAGATGTAGCGATCCTGCCTCGCAATCCTGTCGCCAACTTCAGGATGCCCAAGGCTCCGCAGGGTGAGCACGAGGTGGTGGTTATCCCCCGAGAGGAGATCCCGCTGGTACTGGTGGCGCTGGAAGCCAAGCGCACCTACAGGGGTGTGAATTGGGCGCTGTTCGGTGAGGCTAGGGCGATTAAATGGGCCGACATCGACGGCGAACGGGTGCTGATCCACAGCAACTTCACGCTGACGCATGGCCATAAGAACAGCACCAAGACCAACAAGAAACGCTGGGTGCCGCTCAACGCCAGAGCGCAAGAGATCTTGGCTGGTCTCCCACGAGATAGCGACTATGTGTTTCCTTGGAACCGGTTGGCTTTTCAGAGCTTCTTCATGAAGCGCATGGGCCAACTGCATAGCGCTGGACTGATCAAAAAGCGCTACCGCCCCTATGACCTTCGCCACGTTGCAATCAGCCGCTGGCTAGAAGCTGGTATCCCAGTGACGCAGGCTGCTAACTGGGCAGGGAACACCTCGGAGGTGATCTGGAAGCATTACGCGGCAACGACTGCAGAGTACGAAATGCCCGTCATCTAGGGCTGGCAACTAAAGCCATGCCTGCACGCGATGTGGGGCTGTGTCAGTTGGTGCGACGCCACTGATCACCACAACTTCTGTGCTCAGCCGGTGCGATGCCGCTGACTCCTGTTCACCCCCACCACCTCTGAACCGTGGCACTTACCACCATCGAGGCCGGCAAACTGGGCCGGCAGGATTCCCTCAAGCAGGGGATCGTTGAAATCTTCCGCGAAGGCAAGCTGTACGCAGCCATGCCTCAGCTGTCGGTGACTGGCACCGGCATCCACTACAACCAAGAGCAGACCCTCCCCGGCATCGGCTTCCGTGGTGTCAACGAGGCCTACTCCGAGTCCACCGGCATCATCAACCCCCAGTCTGAAGCTCTCAAGATCTTCGGCGGTGATGTGGACATCGACCTGGCCCTGGAGGCCATGCAAGGCCCTGAGATCCGCACCGCCCAAGTGGCGATGAAGGTCAAGGCTGCTCGCCTCAAGCTGGAGAAGACCCTGATCAAGGGTGATTCCACCAGCAATGTCAATGAGTTTGACGGTCTGCAGGCCCGCATCCCTTCGGGTTCCTCGCAGCTGATCACCAACGCCGCCAACGGCGCTGGCCTGAGCCTTGCTGCTCTTGATGAGCTGATTGACGCAGTGGATGAGACCGTGGGCAGCCCTGTGCTGATCATGAACCGCGCCCTGCGTCGCCGCCTCTCGGCTGCTGCTCGCGTGGCTGCTGCGGTGGGCAACCTGCAGTACGGCCAAGACGCTCTGGGCCGTCAGCAGATGTCCTACAACGGCGTGCCGATCATCGACATCGACCACGACGAGGCGGGCTCTGAGATCCTGGCCTTTAACGAGACCCAGGGTTCCAGCAGCGTCTGCAGCTCGGTGTACTGCGTGGCCGCTGGCGTCAATGGCGCCACCTTGATCACCAACGGTGGCATCGGTGTGCGCGATCTGGGCGAGATCCCCACCAAGCCTGTGCGTCGCATCCGCGTGGAGGCCTACCTGGGCATGGCCGTGTTCCACCCCCGTGCCATTGCACGTCTGGCCGGCATCACCAACGCCGCCGTGGCTGCCTGATCTCTGTTCCTTACCTCACTGAGGATTGACCCATGCCTGTTGCAACTGGAATGAGTGATCGCCGGGGTTACCTGCGCGATTCCGCTCTGGAGCTGCTTGATGCAGCTGCTGTTACCTCGACCCAAACCGGTTCTGAGGTGACCTTTGACGCTTCCTCCTTGGACACTGCCAAGGTGGTGGTGGCTTCTGAGGGTTACAGCTCCTACACCGCCGGTTCGGCTGAGTGGACTGTGGACTTCAAAGCTGCAACCGCAGCTGGTGGCACCTTCGTCACTATCGAGTCCATCACCCTGCCGGCTACCGCCAAGACCGTGGAGCTGCCCTTCTCTGGTCCTGAAGTGACCCAACGCCTCGGCGGCCGTGCTGCTGTGGTCAAGGGTGTGCTGACCAAGACCGGCAGCCCTGGTGCTGCCACCGCTGTGCTGTACATCGCTAAGTGATGTCGGCCTATCCGGTCACCCTCACCCACCCGGAATCGGGGGCCACGTATGTGGCCTCCACCCGGTTGGAGATGATGGATGCCCTGCGCAATGGCTGGACCCTGAGCGCTGAGGAGCGCAAAGCGGTGGTGGCCAAGACCAGCGGCAAGAAGAAGGCAAGTTCTGAGCAAGCAGCTGAGTTGGACGGCTGAGCTGCGAGCTGGGGATCGCCAAGGGCCCTCGCTACGGCGGGGGCTTTTTTATGGCCGGCAACCTTAGAGAAACGCTTCTGCCTGATGGACTACAAAACCGTGGCCGAGGTGGCAGGAGTTGCGTTAGCCGGCAGCGAACTGCTCAGCCTCAGCCCAGCCCTGAAAGCCAACGGCTGGGTGCAACTGGGCCTTCAAGTGCTGCGGGTGGTGGCAAACGGCCGCCAAGGCAACAAGGGACGGCGTAAGGGTTGAGTCGTGACCGAGCAACAGCATCACGACGTTGAGGTGATTGCCCCGGCATGGGTCGCTCAAACCATCCCCGCTCTGATGGTCGCCGCCGTGCTCGGTCTTGGTGGCCTCTTCATGCAGGTGACCAAGATCGACCAAGCGCTCCAGACCCTGCAGAGCGACATCACGGAACTCAAGAACGACAGCAAGGAGCGGCTGAGCGATCTGGAGACGCGGGTGCGCAAGTTGGAGATGGGCACCAAGTGAGCAATGCAGCGGTGGCGACTTGGGTCCTGCGCTTCCTCGGCGTTTGCTACGGCTACAGCCTGCTGATGGCCACTGGCAACGTCGTCAACTGCGAGGTGCGCAAACCAATGGCCTGCGGTCAGCAATGGACCCAGGCCTTCACCGTGGCGGGCAGCACCGCCGGAACGCTGCTGGCTTACTTCATCGACAGCCCGGCGCAAACTCGCAAACGTCAGGAGCCGGAGGCATGAGCATCATCCAATTGCGCGAGGCGGCTAAGCATTTCAAGCAGCTGCCGCATCAGCTGGCGGCTTGGGACTGGCTGCAGGAGCAGCTGAGCGCCGAGACGCTCAAGCAGTTTGCAGAGCTGTATCGCGCTGATCCGCTAGCCAAACAACCACTGCCGCCAAGTTGGCTGGCGCCTGCGCTCAAGATCATCCGCGAGTTTGAAGGCTGCCACCTAGAGGCCTACCGCTGCCCGGCCGGTGTGCCCACCATCGGTTGGGGCACCACACGGTTGATGGATGCCCCGGTGCGGATGGGAGACAAGATCAGCCAAGCACTCGCCGATGAGCTGCTGCAAAACGAGGTGGAGAAACTATTTGGCCCTGGCGTGCTGCACCTGCTGCCGCTGGCCAAGCAATGGAAGCCTGAACAGGTTGGAGCGCTGATCAGCTTTGCCTACAACCTCGGTCTCGGGGCACTGGAAGAGTCAACGCTGCGCAAACGGCTCCTCGCGGGAGAGGATCCCTGCACGGTGGTGCAGCAAGAGCTGCCCCGTTGGGTTCATGCCGGAGAAGCGGTGCTGGCTGGCCTAGAGCGTCGGCGAGCAGCGGAGGTGGCACTGTTCTGCGGTGCGCAGCGCCTGCAACCGGCAGCGCAGCAAAGCAGTCCACGCCTGACGCCTCAGTCTCCCTTCAGCGTCAAGGTCACACCCAACATTCGCCTGGGCGAGTTTGCACTGGATCAACCAGAGCGGCGCTTCACCCAGCAGCACCAGATTGAAACCGCCACAGCGCTGGCCAACTTCATGGAGAAGGTGCGGCGTGAGTTCAAAGGCCTGCCGCTGATCATCACCAGCGGCTACCGCCCCAAGGCTGTGAACGATGCCGTTGGTGGTGCCAAGAACTCCGAGCACCTCTACAGCTGCCCCAAAGAAGGCGCTGTTGATTTCTACGTGGAAGGGGTGCCGATCCTGCAGGTGCAGGCCTACTGCGATCAGCACTGGCCCTATTCGGTGGGCTATGGCGCCCCGAAGGGCTTTGTGCATCTCGGTCGCCGTGCGGATGGGCAACGCCGCCGCTGGGACTACTGAGCCATGCACAACATCAACATCTCTCAGCGCATCCAGCCCGGCCTGTGGAAGGTCCACCGCAAAGACACTGGCGTGGTGGTGTGGATGGCCATGGCCAAAGGCATCACCTACCTGTCGTATTCAGAGGATCAGACGCGCTTGTGGCTGAGCCGTGAACTGGATGATCCCGAACCGCTAGAGGCGGCATAAAAAAGCCCCCGGCATGACCACAGGGGGCAGAGTGAACATCCAGCTGAACTTGCCTAGCGCTTCAGGTCATCACGCTGCACACCCTTAGCGGCCAGTAGGCATTCGTACATCACCTCAGCTTGCCAGCGCTGGCGGTGCTCGGTGCAGTAGCCCAACCCACAGACTCGCCACACCGCTCCGTTGCTGGTCTCCACCAATTCAACGGTGGGGACAGACATCAGGCACCTTACCTTGACCTCCTAGGTTGCCCTTATGGCTTGGGGTGAGTGGATGGTGCCCCAGCCTGGCCCTGAGCATTGGCTGACGTTGGAGCGTCAACGGCGAGCGGTGGAGGACTACACCCTGCCGCAGGCCAAAGACATGCTGATCAAGCTTTGTCAGCTGTCGATGCAGCAGGATCTGATCATCCGAGGCGCTACGCGGCGGATCGCAGAGCTTGAATGCACTCTTGCCCTTGTAGACCGCCAAGCCTGAGGCGGAGGCAGTTCATGGCACGGTCGTGCATCTGCTGCGTCGCCTGACGGCTGACCTTGAGATCACGGCTGATCTTGACGAAGGTGGCTGGTTGCTGCTCCTGGAAGTAGCGCTCGCGGATGATGTGCTGATGCGGTTCGCTCAGCTCTTCAATCGCTTCCTGCAGCACGTCGCTGAAGTCTTCTAGGTTCG